TGGTTCTTTATCTCTATAGTAACACCAGGTATACCTGAGATGTCACCTTTATCGAGGGTCGCACCTGCAAGACGTCTGTCTACATAGGGAAACCATTGCTTGAGGTATTTTACTACATCTCGCTCTGCCCCTGCACCTTTAGCCTTAGAGGCGCGACCACTCATCTAGTACCAGCCGTTCTGATTATGAAACGCTAAGGCTTTTGATGGACTGCCATAGCGATGTTTTATATATTTGAGACCTAAATCAATCTGCTTTACCATTGGAGTATCCTTAGGCATTTTCAGCATCTGAGGTATTCCGTAAGCAGTTGAACGAGGGTTGTCTGCGGTGTAATCCCAACGAGACTCCCTGTTCCATAAAGTAAATAGTGCCTGCCACTCACGATTACTTCTGTACTGCTCTAGGACTTTGCCCTTTGCAATCCATTTTGCCATTTTCTTCATCTCGGATATTGAGAGTGCACCAAAAATTGGTTTAGCGCAGTTCTCCCTGATTGCTATCTGTCTTTCCAAAAACATCGCACCCACAGCGTGAGGCAAAGTTCCCACAAAGACTACAGCAGCCATAATCCAAGCGTATGTTGTTAGTTTCATTCTTACTCCTCAATTGGCGCGGTTGCCTGTGTTCCACAGTCAGCACACTCCATATCTCTGAAATACATCCCAATGGTACCATCCTCTTGGAAGGATACCTTGAGATTCCAAATGTAACACCCACAGATACATACCGTGGTTGGCTCACCACGGATATCCATTGCCCTTGTGTAATCTGGCTTAAGTTCGTTTATATCTTTAGTCATCGTCATCTTCCCATTCCTCGGGTTCTACGTTTGGAAACGGATTACCCCAATCAGGATTGGGTACGATAGGGTCGATGAAACTCATTTTAACCTCTCAGCGATGTCAGAAACATCCATGTATTCGGGGTTAAAGTTCAACCAAAAGGCAGTGTTGCCTGATGGGTCTGCCTTACCATAACGGTTCTTCACTGGTGCTACGGCGATGAAGCCAGGTGCATCAGTGCCAACTGTACAGATAAGTGCAGGTAACTGTGCAACCATGCCCTGCAAAGCAGAGCGAGGTTGGCACGGTGTACCTACATAGGACTCCTTGGTATGATGGAGTACTATAACAGCAGCGTTAGTATCTCTTGCGAGGTACTTGAGTTCTTTCAGAGTAGAGCGCATATTTGCAAACTCTTCTCCGCCATCGTTAGCAATATCCATAAGGTTATCGATAACGATAAGAGTAGGTGAGCATCCCCATAGTTCTTCGAACGCAGCAACCTCTTGGTCTAAGTCATCTAGGGTAGGACTAGAATCGAAAGACCAAAAGATGTGCTGTGCATGTTCGTTGATTACTTTTCTAGATGTGGCTACCTCTGTCTCAAGTAAAAGTTCTACATCAGATTGAGGCTTGCCAGTTATCATAGCCAGCAAACGCATGGCCATTGTATGAGCATTGGTATCAGCACTAACATAGAGTGTTGGTACCTTTGCTCGTAACGCAATTGCTAAAGCAACGGAAGACTTGCCAGCACCAGGTGTACCAGCAATCATCGAAATTTCGGCACGCCGAAACACGACTTTGTTTAATTCAAAGGTACGAAAGACTGTTGGTAGCGGTTCGCCACCTATGTCTTTGCTACCTACGGCGCGGGCAAGTGTTCTCATTGTTTAGAATGTATTCCATTCTGCATCATTGCGTCGGATGAATACTGGCTCACACTGGTCAGGAGTACCCTTTGGAGATGGGCACATATAGCCCTTCCATGGTCCCTTAGCACCCTGTCCCTGTCGCTTTGTCATGACACCGTGGTGACACTTCTTAGCCTCAGGTCCTAGCGTATTGCCTGCAGTTTGTGTTGGATGTGCAGTATGGTCCACTTGTGCATTAGGGTATGCAGAACGGATGTTCTCCACTGCCTGTGATGCGCTCTGTGGAGCACCTGCTAGTGATTGCGCCATGACCTTAAGGAGTTCTTGTGACTCCTCAATGCCTACGGCTTGTTCTAGAGCCTCGCAAAATGATGCGTAGGTCTCTGATGCAACGACGAAGATTCGTCCATCGTTGAGTTTGCTACTGACTTGGAAATTACCAGTCATTTGTTTATCCCCTCTTTATGTTCGAGTTTGAACCCTATGTTGTCCCATGCATCTATTGCATCATCGAGTGAAGTGATGAGTGGGACTATATCACTAACTAGCGTGTCCATTGACAAACTTACAGGAAGATGTGACTCCACAACGACCACAGTTAGATAGATTCGGTAGAAAGATTGTTTCCTTGCGTGCTTTGTCGAAGGTATTGAGCATATCTTCTACTCGCTCTGAATGCAAATTGTTTAGGTTCCATAGTGAAACATAACCAGTACGTGCATCCCAGAAGCCTGCCTTATCGACAGTAACCCCATGCTTCTCTAGTGCCCACGCATAGACAGCGAGTTGCAAAGGATGCCTCTGGGATGACGCACCAGTCTTGATGTCGAGGAGCACCCGATTCCCCTCGAAGTCCACCATCACACGGTCAATTGCCATCTTGACTGTTGCATCGTCAATTTCAATCTCGTATTCTTTTTCAACAAAGTCTTCGTAGATATTCCAGCCGTTGCTACGGAACTTAGCCCAGTTCTCTAGCATCCAACGACCCTCTCCATACCACCATGACATATCTTCCTTCTTGGCGTATTGCCAAGTGTTCATGTCACCATTAATTTCTTCGTCTTGCTTTACTTGGTTAAACCAAGCATCGTTCCAGACAGTATCAAGGTATTCAGAACGCAAAGGTATGTCAGAGTAAATATTATAATTTGCAAGGTCAAAGTTCTCGGTAGCCTTGTGAACGGCTGAGCCACCAGTAAACCACACTGCGTGTGCTTCCTGTACGCCTTCAACCTTTTGTAGATAGTACTTCCAGCCACACTCTTGCCAAGTGGTAAAACTGGAATAGGAAATATGCTTAGGTAATTGATTCATGGTCATAGTGTATCACAACCATGAGGACCATATGGGTCGAATCCACAGTAGTAACAATCCATGGTTTCTTGGCAAACACGGCATACGTATTTGAATTGGACCTCATCACAGCAAAGATGTGTTACATCCATGATGAAGTAGTTCTCGGTTTCGTCTATAAATTTTGTCATACGGATACGATACCACACGGGTTTCTTAAATGCTGTCTGAACCAGATTTTAAGAAACGCCCCCCTACCCCCCATAAAAATTAATGGTGGTTCAGGGAGTTGGAATCAGACATATGTCGTCACCGTCATTTGAAGTTTCCGCCCCACGGTTTCCCGCACTTCTATGGTACACTAAGTTACTGACTTTGGAGGGTTGAATAATGGCTAGTTATGAATACAAGTGTGAAAACGATTCAGAGGTTGTCATCGTTACCAGAGGTATGACAGATGACGAGATTATACCTTATTGCGATACCTGTAATGAACCTATGAGTAGGGTCTATAACTCTGCCCCTGTTAAGTTCAATGCCAAGGGTTTCTACTCAACGGGCGGATAAAAACAAGAAAAAACCCCTCGTCCCTAGTATTTCTACTAAGGAGAGGGGTAATCTCGTCTCTATGGGGCTTCTAGAGGCTTATAAAGCCTACTTAGAGCCTCGACCAAACTCGGTTGCAGATGGGTCTAGCCACTTAAGTAGTGGTCCAGCGAATCCTGCGGCCGCTGCCATTGCTAGAGTCTTAAGGTCTGTCTCACCAGCAAGGTAAAGGGCTACCGCAGCAGATGCTGCAGCGCGGAACCATGAGAGTGCTACTTGCTTAAATTGTTCCATTGTATCCTCCTAGGATTACTTTACACCGTGTAATTTACAGCAGGTGCAAACTTCTGTCTTGTATGCCTTCTTAGCAGGCACAGGTACTACTTTAGCAGTAACCTGGGCAACTATGCCAGGTTGATTGAGCCACCAGAACCATGGGCTAGTATCGTTTGCCTGGTCCTCTTTGATGGAAATATGTAGGTGCTTGTTGTGAGGGTTAGAACCTGTGTACTTACGGTTGCCCTCTTTAGCACGAGCCTTTGACCAAATCTTCCCCTGGAAAATCAAGTATTCAACCCGCTTATCTTCCTTGACCTTTTCGAAGATATCAACGCAGTCGATACCCTTCTTAGGGTCGTGAGTTAAATCAACTGCTAGACCTGTGTTGTGGTCAGAGTTGGGACTCTGTTTGATATGCGCTTGGGAAGGAAGGAGACCATCGCTGGCTTTCATACGAGATGGCGCCAATGCTGTGGCTTGTCGAAGTACAGCAATAGCGGCAGGTGTGGCTTTCTTTACAACTTTCTTCATTATTCTCCATCTTTCTTTTCCTTTGGTTTTGACTTTAATCCGTTTCCTGCAAGTACGCCAGCAAGAGAACCAGTAAGAAACACGCAGAGGGTACTAACAAGGTCAATAAATGCAGCATCGTTGGGGGCCTGCTCTCCTAATGGCTGTGTGATAAATAGTAAAGCGTACAGTAATCCAAAAACGGAACCAGCAAACACAATGGCTAGTATGATTCCGATAGTTACAATAAGTCTAGCATGTAAATCTTCGGGGGTAAATTTATTTCTTTGGCTCATCTAATACTCCAGGCAGAATGTCTTTGGTACAAGTACCAGTAGGGATACATTGAGGTGGGTTACACTCTGGCTTTTGCCAGTTTTCGTACTCTTGGCAAGGGTATCTAACCCAGCCTTGATATCCGCAACTACTCAGTACGCTCGCAGAGAATGCGATAGATATCATCAACGCGACTTTCGAGACGGTTAACTTGGTCTTTGACACTTCCACCTCCATTGGGTCTGAGTTCATAAAGGTAATGTTTAACTAGCCATCTAACTCCACCAGCAAACGCTGCTGCAATTGTTGTGACTGACAGGACTAATGCTGCCCAATCTACTGCGCTCATTATAAGACAGTCCTAACTGTGATGAGGAGAAGTCCTCCGAAGCCATCAAACTGACCTGATGGTGGAGTCTTACGTACGAAGTTAACTTTTTCAATCAGTGCTTGTACGCGCTCACCAGTGGTAAAGTCTTGTACGTTCACAATATCGCCTAGTTTTTCTACATCTTCAAGTAATTGAATACGCTCCCACGCACGTCCTTCGTATCCAGTCTTTACGTTATATCTGTCGGTCTCTACGTCATAGCACCATACAGGGAACTGAATCACCCGTTGACGTGCTGTAGCAGGTAGAGCCTTGGCTTGATAACCCTTAAATACAGGGCCTTGGCTGGTACTGGTTGCGCTGCGTGAGAGCGTAAACTTGTATGACAGATACTCTTGTGGACCTTCTGGGTTGGTTGTAGCAGCCTCAGGAGTTCCTACTGCAGAATTGTAGGTAATAATTGTGTATGTATTGTTGCTTGAATCAATAGCATAGATATCCATAGCGCCATGGGTAAAGTCACCACGAGCACGGATTAACTTAAAGTTTTTTGGCTCAAGTGTTCCATAACGGATAGCACCAGTGGTCACGTATCCTGTTGGACGTAGCACTGTTGCAGACTCTGTGTAGATAGCACCATCGGTAGTATTGTATGCAGTGCAGAAAGCAAGACGATTAGTAGTGCCAATGAATGCAACACCTGTTGTATAGTGTTCTGCAGATTGGGTTACCTGTAAGTCATTTGCATAGGCAAAGCGAAGTGGTTCACCCTCAATGCTCTGGCCTAAGTCGATACGGATAAGTCCAGCATCTAAAGCACCAATACCTGATGCACACCATACGAAACGGTCACGAGCAGCAAAGTCATAGACTGGCTGAGATGTTTCAACAACAAGCGGGCCATAGGCAAGAGAGCCATCTTGGTCATTGATTGTAGCCACACGCACACCTTTAGATGTACCAATCATCATATAGCCTAGGTAGTAGTATAGTTTTTCAACTACTTCACCAGTAGGAAATTCTGCAGCAACTACAGCCTGTGTAAGGGTAGGCATAGCACCAGCAGTAGTTAGTGTGTACTTCTGGATTGTTGAATAGATACCTGAATGACCCGCTGTGTAGATAGCAGGACCAGATGCAGCAACAGATGTGTAGTGGTAATTAGTATTAGGGTTAGTGTATACAGGGCTTGGAAGCGCAGTAGCAGTAGTTGCTAACTCATAAACTTTATTGTTTACACATAAGATAATACGGTCCTTGATAAACTCCATGGCTGCATAAACAATAACAAGCCCAGTTTCGGTAAACATTGGAGATGGAATAGTTGTTGTGTTGTCAGTCAGTAATTTTTTGTACATGTGAAGTTTATTGGCTCCACCAGCCACAGCATTAGTTACCCAGTATGCATATACACCATCATCGCAGATAGCATAAACAGCCTCAGCGCTGCCTGAGTTATAGTCAATAAAGTGAACAGGAGATGCACCTGGAACAATTTTATCTACATCGTATCCATCATGAAGCAACACAGCATTGGTGCCATTGTATTGAATAGAACGTACGTGTTGATTTGGGTGTTGATGGTCAGTACCAGTAACTGCTGCTAGGGTCTCATGGTTGTTATCCATATCCTTAAGTAACGTTACTTGTCCTTTAGTCCAAACATCTACGCCTTGTGAATCAGCAAAGCGATACTTAGTTGCTTCACCTGCTGATGGGTCATAGAATTTAATGCCATTGCCAACATGGAAAGATGATTGTGAACGAATCCACCAACCAGTCAGTGATTGTTCTCCTGGCTCAGAACCATTGTCGAATTGGTCTTTGCGGTATGGAGCAGTCTCTCTTTGGTAAGGAGTCTGGTCTGTAGGTGCTAAGAAGAATGGCAAGCCACCGACAGCAACATCATAGTCCTCAGCGTTGTTGCTCCAGAAACCAGAGGTTCCAGGGTTACCAACGTTTAACGGTATATTTTCCGTAATGTCTGGCGTTGCCATTGTGCTCCTTAGTTAGAAAGTTTTATTACTTAGATAGTGCAGCGATTTCGTCAGCAGTCAAACCAAGTGCTGCTAACTTTGCCTGTGCAGATTCCTTAGCAGCCTTTGCTGCTTCCTCTGCTGCTAGACGTGCTGCTTCTTCTACTGCGAATGCTGCTGCATCTGCTTCACGCTGTGCCATTTCTTCTGAGGTAAGAGTTACCACAGTTGTCTCGCCTGTTTCGCAGTTAACTACGATTTTTGTATCTGTCATTGTGTTTCTCCTAGGTTAGTATTTACGGATTCCGTAAAGAGTTGCTGTTGTATGCTGGGTTAAATTATAATTTATATTAGTATATTTAATTGCTGTGATTGGTCTTGTTGAATTGTACAGATGACTACCCTGCCACCACCAATACAAGTTAGGAGTAGCAGAATTAATTGAATAAGGTTTAATATTATAACTAGAATAGTTTGGTATATATACTTCCATATGACCAAATGTAGATGTAGCACCAGGTAAACCAGCAGCATTGATTTCACCACCAGTACCGTATGCGCCTTGATTATATGTTGCAACAGTAGATGAACCTTCTGTTACCATATTTCTAAAAGTAGTATTGGTTGTTGTTGCATCGTTATTAAACGATAATGTCGAATAACCAAATCCACTACCAGCATTTTGTCTACCAGATATAACTAATCTTAAATCGGTATAGTTCTGGGGAATATTAGTAAAATCAATACGACTTGCCCCACTGCTACCAACAGTAACCGTTTGAATTGGAATCATATTAGACATACTAAGCCGCCTTTATTCCGTAGAGCGTAAATGAAGAACCAGCGGTAAAGGTGTTTGCTAGTGCAACTAGTTCAATTTTATTAATTGCTGCTGTACTCATCCAAGTTCCAGAGTGCTGTTCTGTTTGTCCAACAAAGTCATATCTACCTATTACTGGTTTGTACATAGATGTGCTTTTGTAATTCATTATATTTGTTCTTAAGATACAAGATAACGCACCTGCTGTTTGGTTAAGGCTAGTGCGTGGCTGTATACCAGCGTCAGTAACTCTGCTACTAAATGCACCTGCTGATTGGCTAAACATACGTACAGTTCCATAATTACTTGCGTTGCTATCTCCATTAAAACGGATGTGTACATCCATACCAGAAGTCGCGCCAAATACAGATACCAACATTATGTCAGTATAGTTCTGGGGAAGGTTTTGGAATGTTACTGTTTGAGTTGCTGAGTTTAATGTTAGGTTGGCAATTGGTGTTAATGTTGATGGTAATGGCATTATGCACCTGCTGTCTTTATGCCGTACAAGGCAAGAGTAGTATTTGCTCGGAAGTCTCCGTTTGAAGAAGAGCATCTTATTGAAGTAATAGGATTTGTATTTAACCAAAGCGAAGAAGTACTACCAACTCCACTACCAGCAGCATTAAAATCAATACCACCCATAGAGTAGGCAGTTTTGTATTTACTAGCATTAGAGTAATCTAGTATGTCTATAATAGTTGACCCATAAAAACTGCTAGAACTTGTTGTCAGGCACATATAAACAGCACGGGCAGAATTATATCCTGTCTGTAAATCAGTGTTAACGTTTGACGAGTTGCCTCTCATTCTGGTCCAAGAATAGTTAGCGCCAGTGTCACTATTAAAATTAAGGGACAAGTCACCGTAGTCAAGTCCAGCGTAAATAACATTGCCGACTCCACGTATCTGTAGGTGTGTATAATCTTGTGGGATATTAGTAAAGTCAATATTTGTTGTTTGGCTACTAAGAGTAACGGTGGCAATTGGAATCATTGCACCAGGGTCTACATCACCAGGGGCTGTAAGGTTGCCTGATTTAGATTTATTCTTAAGACTGATGGAAGCCATTAGATTTCCGCCTTAATGCCGTAGAGATGGGCTGTTGTATATTGCTTGAACAATGTGCCAAATGCCATTGACAATGTAATGCTATTAATTGGGTCAGTGTTTGCCCATAATCCAGAAGTTAAAAAAGCAAAAACTGTGCTAGTTGCGCTAGATTCTTCTACACCATCTTGGTTAATTGCTTTATAACTATTTCTAGTATAATTAGGAATATAATATTCGGCATTAGCAAATGTGTTAGCAGTAGCATTGTCTCCATTTAAGGCACCAAATGTAATATCAGATGCTGCTGCAGTAGATGATGCACCTGCACCAGTTCCATAAAGAAGTTTAGAAGAATATCCAGAGGTAGAAGCATTAAACTTAATTGTAAGATAATCATAATTAGCGGCATTATTTGTTCTACCACTGACTACAAGTTTTAAGTCGGTATAGGTTTGTGGAATATTAATAAAATTAATTGTTCCAACACCACCACTACCTACGGTATAGGTGGCTATCTTGCTGTATGTATATGCCATTTAAGCCGCCTTAATTCCATATAAAGTAAATTGAGAGCCAGGTGTTATTACTCCAGAGACATTGATAATGATGCAGTTAATACTAGTTATTGCAGCAGTACTTCTCCATAATCCAATGTGAGCCTCTGTTGATACACCAACATCATCTGAACGCCATAAAACATTTTTATAAGTAGTGGTATTGCTATAGTTATTAAAATGCACAGTTGAAACTGTTGCTGGTCCAGGCTTGGTAATACCCTGGTCACTTAAATAATAACCGCTTCGGTTTGATAATCTTGTTGAATTAGCAGCCGTTCCATTGCCATACAATTCTGTATCTGAATAATTTGCAGTATCGTTATTGATGCGAAGATATAAGTCTCCAGCAGTCAATCCATAACTACATACAAGAACTAGGTCTGTATATGTTTGTGGTATTGATGTAAAATCAAGTGTTGTTGTACTAGAGTTGTCAATTTTTACAGTTGAGATTGGCGTATATGTCTTAGGCATTAGTTAACTCCATATAGTGCAATAGAAGAATACTGCTTAAAATTATAAGTAGATGCAGGAATTGTAATGCTTGTTACTGCTGCCGTATTAGTCCATACTGATGAACTAAATCTTAACTCACCGCCAGAACCATTAACATCTGTTCCACCCAATGCTCTTACGGTTGTATATTTATTTGTATTTGTATAGTCCAAAATATCTATAACAGCAGGGCTAAAAATACTAGAACTAGGAGTAAAATAAAATCTTCCTACAGTTGCACCATTATAAGTGCCAGTACCAAAACCAACTGAACTTGCAGCGGTTCCTTCACCAATAAGTTCGTGGCGTGTATAACCTGTTCCAGTATCAGAATTGAACTGTAAAGATGCTCCACCTAAACCAGCAGTAGTATCATTAAATTGACAGAACATACGCAGTTGCAAATGTGTATAGGTAGATGGGATGCCAGTAAAACTAACGCTTGACGCTCCACCTGCTCCAACAGTCACAGTAGCAATAGACTCATAGGAGCCAGGCATAATGACAGGGTTACCAACCAAACCGCTTCTGCTGAATGTACCACTCTTAAGACTTCTAATAGCCATTATAGTACTCCGTATAATGTAAAGGATGAGTTAGTTCCAACAGTTCCATTGATAGTCTGAACAGTTAAAGAAGTAATAGCACTAGTTGAACTTTGTGCGACTGTAGAAAATGTAATGTAGCCTTCAACTGTATTGCTTTCCGTTGCTCCATCTACAGAATATGTCTTTGCATTTGAACTAGTGTAGTTTGGAAATAGGACATCTACATGAGCAAATGCATTAGCGGTAGTTGTATTACCGTTAACTCTTGCAACCCAGATTTGCTCAAAGGATGTAGACGCATTAGATGCTGAAGTTCCATTACTACTTAGAACTCTATAAGTGTATCCACTGCTTGCTGAATTAACTGTAATGCCAAAACCATCTTCGGCTGCTGCTCGGTTTGAGCGAACACTTGCTACAAGTTTCAAGTCACTATAAGTCTGTGGGATGTTGCTAAAGGTAACAGATGACACAGGGCTTGCAACGTCTACGGTTTCAATTTTGAATAATTGTAGGGCCATTACTTTGCTGCCTCGATTCCATAAAGTTCAAAGGTAGAACCCACAACAATGTTACTTGCACACAGAACTGTAAAAGAAGTAATTGCAGAGGTTGAACTTCGCATACCTACAGTTATTTCTGTTGCTGGATAAGATGCAGTACTTGTTGCATTACCTGCTCTTGAAATAAAACTTTTGTAGGTAGTTGTATTTGAATAGTCAATAAAATCAACAAGTGCAATCATACTAGATGCAGTTGTACTGCCACCAGTTGCAATGCTTAAAGCAGCACCTGTTGCAGCAACGTGTCTTCCAGTTGATGCAGAAGAACCAGTTCCCCAAAGTCCAGTGTCAGAATAAATAGAAGAAGTATCTCCATTAAATCTAATAAAAATTCCATCACCATTGGTTGATGTACCACAGTTAATTACTAATCTTAAATCAGTATATGTTTGTGGAATAGAACTAAATGTTACGGAAGATGTAGCAGAACCCAAAGTATTGTTTGCAATTAAAGTAAACGTGCCTGTTTTTGCAGCCATTGGTTACCCCTTAATTCCGTATAGTGAAATCCTTGAATGTTGTTTCCAATTCCAAACACCAGTTGTTAAAGAGATAGTTGAAATTGGTGCTGTTGAGCGCCATAAAAATGAGTTCATATACACGTCACCAGTTACGCCAGACGCGCTATTCTTATCAAATCCACCAATATTTTTTAATGTTTTGAATTTAGTAGAGTTTGAGTAATCTAATATATCTCCAATGGCAACACCATAGATATTGTCATTGGTTTGTCTAAATGGAAATCTTTGTAGCGCACCACCTGATAAATCAGCAATTGCGTATGGTGCTACTGTTCCACCACCAGGGCCACCTAGTTCGTGTCTTGTATAGTTAGGTCCAAAGTCTTTATTAAAATTAACTCCACAACCACCCGAACCACCTGGGTCACTACTTAACGTAACTTGACCAATTGCTCGTATTTGAAGATGCCTATAGTTTTGCGGAATCTCATCAAATACAATTTCAGCGGCTGTGCCAGCGCCAACAAGAACACTGGCAATAGGCTCCATATAGTTATTTTCTAGCGCAAGGCTGATGCCAGTTGCGCCAGTCTTTGCACTAGTAATTGACATTAGACGGAAGCCTCATCTCCAAATGCTGAGAAGGCTAGGTTTGCAGTTGAAGCATATACGGTTACTACATCTGTAGTAGCAAGTGTGATACCTACTGTGATGATTGTAGTATCAGATGCACCTACTGTTACATCGTATGCAAGGTAGTGCTGGTTAGCCAAGGCTGCTCCAGCAGGACGGATAGCAATACGGTAGGTAGCAGATGAAGATGCAAGGTTGCATACTGAGATGCTAGAGATTACTGCTTCCTTAGAAGCAGGTACTGTGTACAGCGTAGTGGCTGTAACAGCAGATGGATTGGATTGACCAAGGACTTTCTTTGACATATTAGGCTCCCATTAGCATAAAGATTGAAGGTGTAGGGTCGGTTACAATTGCTGCCCAACTTGGTGCTGAGCCATTGGTTGTTAGATATTTTCCTGAGTTACCAGTCTGTGAAGGTAGTGCATCGACTGCTCCCCAAGAAGAAGTTGTACCATTGGTAGTCAGATACTTGCCTGAGTTACCTGTCTGGCTTGGCACTACATATGCTGTTGAGTCTGTAGCAACCAAAGTCTTTGATGATGGAATCGTTGTTCCATTAATGCTGGTAGCAGTGGCTACGCCTAACACTGGAGTAATAAGTGTAGGGCTGTTATCCATTACGAACTTGCTGCCAGTACCAGTCTGAGATGCAATTGAAGTTGCAGAACCTACAGATGTAATTGGACCAGTCAAGTTGCTAGGAGCAATTGTTACTGTGTCAATGTAATTCTTAGTTGCTGCATCCTGTGCATTGGTAGGGTCACCAAGACCTGTAATCTTGTTAGTACCCATTGCGATAGCACCAGTCATAGTGCCACCAGCCAAAGGCAACTTAGTTGCTAGGTTGTTAGTAACTGTTGTAGCAAAGTTAGCATCATCGCCAAGGGCTGCTGCTAATTCATCAAGAGTATCTAGTGCTCCAGGAGCAGATGCAATCAGGTCAGCAATTTCTGTCTGGACGTAAGCAGTAGTAGCAATCTGAGTTGTGTTGGTATTAGCCGCTGCAGTTGGGGCAGTAGGCACACCAGTCAATGCTGGGCTAGCAAGCGGAGCATATGTGCTCGCTGCTGTAGCGGTTGCCAATTTGGCATCTAACTGAGTCTGGATGGCAGAGGTAACGCCATCTAGATATCCAAGTTCAGTTGTAGATACTGTGGATGATGGAGCAATCTTTGTCCAAGCAATAGCAGCAGAAGCATTAACATCTGCATCTACAATGCTATTAGTTAGGTTAGTCTTACTGTAAGCAATTTGAGCAGAAGTATTGATGTCAGCGTTGACGATAGTTCCATCAGCAATCATTGTTGATGTGACAGTTCCAGTATCTCCAGCAGTAATTGCTGTGCCTGAAATTTTAGTTTTATCAATAGCAGCGCTTGCGTTAATATCAGCATTAACAATTGTACCGTCTAGAATCTTAGCAGATGTTACTGCTCCGTCTGCTAGGTCACCAGCGACAATAGTTCCATCAACAATTTTGGCTGATGTAACTGAGTTAGGGGCTAACTTGCCCTCTGTAACTGACAAATCATCAATCTTGGTTGTGCCAACGGCACCTGTTGCAATCTTACCACTTGTAATAGCAGAGTCTGCAATATCACCTGTAGCAATTGTAAGGTCTGCTATCTTGGCAGAGGTAATTGCGCTATCTGCAATTTTAGCAGTTGTAACGTTAGCGTCAGTAATCTTTGCAGTTGTCACAGCGTTAGATGCAAGCATTGCAGTTGATACGTTACCTGTACCAGTTGACAAAGTTACGTTAGCAAGAGTTAACCCATGAGCAGTTGTTGTATTCTCAATGTGGTTGTTAGCCTCGCGGAAGTCACGGCCAATAGCCATGTGACGTACCTTTGCACCAGCAGAGTGGGCAATAGCGTTAGTGCCATCTACTCCAGTACCACGAGTAATTGTTAGTGTATTGCTGCCTGGTGCACTAGGACTTATGACATCTACAATTTCTTCAAGCGCTGTATCTGGGTCAATAACAACAGTAAATGTTTCACCAGCACCAGGCGTAATACTAGAAAGAAGCGCTGATGCGGAGTTGACCACCATAGTAGTTGCGCTAGAGTTTAGCGCTGAGGCAAGGTTAGTTTCCTGGGAAGTGGAGGAATATCTGCGGACTGTCATATTTTAGTACCTCGTGTAGTGGATTCGGGTTGGGTAAACGTCACGGAGTTTCTTGGTTTCTTCATTCAGACGTTGCTGATAAAGAGCAAGAAGGAATCGGGCAGTAGATGCACCAGAGCCATATTGAATCTTGGTGTCTGCATTGTCTGCTTCTGCAGATGAGTAGTTAAGTCGACCTGGGTCAACGAAGGATGCTAGACGATATGCTGCACCATAAATAATGACATCCTTGCAAGATGAAGGTAATCCTGTAACAGTCTCAAATACTGCATTAGATGCAGATGCTGTTAATGTAGATGGCTTCTTTGTATAATAAACTTGAACTGTACGACCTGACTCGATGCGGTCATAGATTGAAATACTCTGTGCTGTTGCAAATGATGTCGTATTTGCAAATGCGTCTGCACGATAGTTTCTTACAGGTAGCCACTCTTCTGTTGGTCCTGTTGGCTTGTACGATACGTACAGAATTGTTTCGGTCTCAGCAGGAAGCGAGTATGTTGTCTTAACTGTATTGTAAGTAAAGGTGTGTACTCCGATAGCAAATAGATTAGGAAATACTGCATCAATTGTATCATTGATAGCCTTCTTAATAGTTGCTCGTGGGAAGGTAGGAGCGATTGTTACCTTAGTGTTTGCTGTGTGTGCTGCAGCAGTTGTACCGTGGTAGCCACGACCATAAGGAGCGATGTTACCAACTGATGAAATACGGTCATATGTATCTAGCCATATCAACTCGTCATCAATTTCAACAACACCTTTACCAATATTGGTCACACTACCAAGACTTAGCGATAGACCAGAAGAGGTCACATCAGCAGTCAAGTGAGTAGTACGGTCTTGCCTTAATGTATAGCCTGACAGATTGAGAGTAATCTCATCTACCAAATTGGCATAGGTCGTTGTCATTGGATTCCTTTAGTTTGAATTACTTCTTCTTTGCTGCTGCTAAACGTCGGTTGTACTCAGCAACTGAAATACCCATACGCTTTGCATTAGTTGCTGCTACCTGTGATGGAGTCTTGCTGTTGTTTCCTCTTAAACCCTGTCCTGATAAAATGCTAACTACTGCTTTAGCGGCTGGGTTAGTTGCTGGCTTTCTTTTTGGAAGAGCACCAGAAGCCTTTACAGTAGGCTTAGCCATTACTGTATTAGCGCCCATACGAGTAGTAGAAGTCTTTGTTGCAGCGGCACGAGCAGCGTCTGCTGATTTGTAAACAGAACCTGAGGCAGATGGCTTTTTTGGTGCTGGTGTGTTAGGGACAAATCTAGACCCAACATACTTTCCACCACCAGTAGCCTTTGGCTTCATAGCAGCGGCACGAGCAGCGTCTGCTGAACTTGCTGCTGGCTTACTAGAACCACTTGCTGCTGCTACACGGCTAGCACCATACATGCGCTTCAAACCTTCACGCATTTCTGGAGAAGCATTTGCTGCACCAGCAAGAGCCTTCTTCATTCCCATTGACTTAATCTTATCAATAGTAGACTGTGAAACCTTAGTTCCAGGAGTTGCTACTGTCTTTCTTGTTGCAGCCTTCTTCTTTGCTACACCAGAGGCACTGCCTCTGTACTCTGAGGATTTCTTTGCACCGTAGTTGCTTGGTGCTCCTGAATTATCTACTGGCATTACCATTTCACCTTATCTGCCCAATATGCGGCACTCATTTTTCCCTTGGATATATTCTTTGCATGTCTTGCTTTGAAAGACTTACGCCGTGCTGCATATGATGCAGATTCTCCTGCTTTTCTAGGTGAGCCAGAAACGCCTTGCTGTCCAAAACGTATGGTCCTAACCTGGCTACCTACCTTAGCCACAACAACGTGTGACTTAGTAGGGTGACTTGGAGTAGCCTTTGGCTTGTTATAGCCAGACACTCCAGCCCGTGTTAATCGTGAGTCTTTCATTTCTTTTTCCTTGCTGCTGCATTGTCAACTAGGTTTGGATAAGGGCGACCTGCTGCTCTAGCACGTGCTCTAGCCCTAGCCTTCTGTGCTGGCGTTAAGGGTATTGATTTCTTTTTAGGATTCTTCTTATCCCAGAACGCTTGCTTCATTACTTCTTTTTAGCCTTAATCTGCTTTCCAGTTTTATCGTCATAACGACGACCCTGGAGAACTGCACCAAAAAGTTGACCTGTAGCCTTAGTAAGACTTCTGCTAGCCTGTGAAGCACGGGCTTGTGAACCAGGTTGCTTGATACCCTGGACTCCGTATCTTGCTTCGTAATTAGCCCTAGAGAATCTATCAGCCGCTTTAGCACGGTCTGACATTTCTTTCTTAAGATTATCTAAGTATGACATCTTCTTAGCCATTACTTAGCACCAAACAATCCACGACGTACAACCTTCTTCTTAGCAGCCTTCTTAGTTGTCTTCTTCTTTGCTGCTGCTTTAGCCATAGCCATACCCTTAGCGGTGTATGGGTATTCTTTCCCGTTTACTACTGGCATTATATTGCTCCCACTTCCTTGAGTGTTGCTACTGTCTTGTTTTGAATTATCTTGCTATCGCCCATGGTGTTGGCATCAAATGCCTTCCCCATGACATCAGAGGCACGACGTGCTTCTTGAATCTTTTTCATACTTGTACCAGCAGGTTGAATACCATCAGCGCGTGCTGCGCGATAGGCTTCTAACTCACCGTCCCACTTTTTATTACTTACCATCTTCTGAGATGATGCATCTCCTGGACTCATTTGAAGTCCAATAACCTTGCACCCAAAGCAACCTTCAACATCCTCTGGATGGTCTAATCTGTGTCTCATACCGTCTCCACTGTATAACCTGCAGCCTCAAGGCTGGCTTTTTCTCCTGGACTAACTTCATAGGAGTATCCTCCCAAGTATGCTTCGTCAGCAGCGTCTACCTCTTCTGAGGATGGATAGCGAGTTTCGTAGTATTCGCCATCTATCTTCAAGACTGTAACGCCTCTAGTAAGCCTGTAACGGCCAAATAGACGGCCTTCACCTGCAGGGCCTTCGCTTATTGTAGGTGTTGTGAATCTGTATGCCATATAGCCTCCTAAGCCGTTTTATGGATAGAGCAGGAGTTACCCCCTGCCCCACCCATCTAAATACTTAGATTATGGACGAACTGATGAAGCAGTCTCGATGCGGTATAGCGCCTCTTGACGGTAGATTGACCAGTTGATGATACCGTGCCAGCCGACTGGGCGGAAACGGTTCAACTTGTCTACAACGTTACCAAACTCAATGCCTGGTTCCTTCCATACTGCTTCAGCAAGTGCTTGCTGTCCTAGTACGTAAGTGTTGTAAACACGTGCCTTTGGAGTAACTGTAAGTGTGTTTGTTCCAACAGTTCCTGAGTTAGCAACAGACACCGTAAGTGTTGTGTTTGTTGTACCAACTGAGATTGCTGTAATCAAAGCAGATGAACCTACGTTAGTACCTGAGATAGCATCGCCAACCTCAGCGAGTCCACCGAATGCGCCGTTTGCTACGACGATTGTGAACGCACCTGAAGCACCTGATACTGCAGGAGCAGTAGCCAATGCTGTTTGAGCAGCACCTGTGTTAGTGTTAGTCATGCGTGGTGTCTCGATGAAACGGACACCTTCCCATGCGCCAAGTTCACCAGCAAGTAGTGGACCAGCATTCTGGTACTCATGTGGTGTACGCCAGATGTTGTTACCTGTCTCTGTGCGTAGGTCGTGTGAAACCTCTGGGTGGATGTATGAAACATACATTCCGCCACGAGGTACAACATTTGCAGCACGCAACTTTGTTACAGCGTAACGTACGTCGCGTCCCTTGAATGTGTCTGTTGTTGTGATTGTTGACTTAGCAGCAGATGTTGAAAGTGCGCCAGCAGACTCACGGATAACGTTTGTTCCTGCGTCTAGGATAGCGGCAATACCGTTATCTAGTGTAGTTGCCATGTTGAACGCAACTGCGTTAGCAATCCATGGGTCAACGTCAGCAAGAGTCATAAGTGACAACTTGCGTGTTGGAAGTACTACGCGACCTAGTTCTGTCTGTGCGACATCTAGTGTTGTAGTTGCTGGTAGTGCTACTGCATCTGGGTCAACAGTCTCATCGAGTGTGGCACCTGCGATTGAGGTGTCAGAAATATCGTTGTGGAACTGGAAACGAATTGAAGAACCGTCGTGAGTTGGGTTTCCGACCTTCTTGTCCGCGATTGCACGGAACTGTGGTGTTGAACGCAAGTTGAGTTCAATCAACTTGTCATACGCCATAGTTACAAGATTGGAACCTAACCCAGAGGTTGTAGTTGAAAAGACATCAGCCATTTGGCGATATCCCCTTTCTGGTTAGTGTGCGGTTTTTTACTGACCGCTGAGAATGGATAGAATCTCTTCTTCTGTTGTTGCGTTAGCAAGACGATTTTGTAAATCGTTAGAAGAAGCAGGTGTCTCAGCATTAGTTAGCACAGAATCCATTCTCTGCATAGCAGCGATATCATTTTCGTTAACTGCTTGCTTAGGTGCTGGTGTGTATCCGAAGACATCACCATTTGCATCTAACCAAGCGCTGATAGCATCCTCAGATGCCTCGATATCATTTGGAATGAATTGTGCAATCTTTTGATTGACACCCTTGGATGTAAGTACATCCTTTAGAATCCGCTCTTTTTGGGCTTTGGTGAGTTCACCATATGATGCCTCAAGTTCCTTGCTTTTACGCTGTTCAGCCTTTAGTTGCTTACGTAGTCGCTTAACAAGGTCCGAATCTGATTCAAACACAGGTGTGGTTGTCTCTTCTTCGTCTTCGTCATCTGCCCAGTAGTTGTCGCGGTTTTCGCTCATAGCGAGTCTCCCTTTTAGTAGTTATCGCACACCTCAATTTCAGATGGGGTATCTGCATTGGCTTGTACTATCGGTCTATTACGCCCCCTGGGGCCGATGGGTCCAGGTGGGGATTCTTTATAGGATTCCTAGTACGTTAGTTTGACGTAGGGAACCTGTTGTGGTACCTGCTGAGCCTTGGAAGGCACGAACATTCTGCTCAGATAATCTTTTACGACGCTCTGATGCTGTACCCATAAACTCTTCTTGTAGAAGACTGTTTTGGATATTTTCTGTAAGTGCAGCATTAGATTCAACAGTGCCACCAGCCTTCTCATAAATCTGAGCAAGTTGGGTTGTAGGCATTAATGTTTCAGAAATGTTCTCAAAGCCAGTTCCAGCAAGTTGTGCAATCTGTGCTTCTGAATAACCCTTAGCAGCAAGAGTTGCTGTAAGTTGCTTGAATCCTGATAGTTGAGCCGCTGATGTTGAGATACCAGACTTAGCACGACGAAGTGCCTCTGCTGTAAATACACCAGTCTGACGATTCAGTTCTAACTGCTCTTTACCAATCTTAGGGTCTAGGTAGAAGTCTGCTAGGTCTGCTGCAGATGAAATGAAGCCTTGCTTGATAAGCGCATTAACTTGGAATGGGTCTGCCTCAAGTGCTCGTAGTTGAGCAGTTCCAGCACGCTCTGCAAGGTCTGCAACTGTGACATCATTTTTAATGTATGCCTTAAGTGCATCCTGTGTAAGATACTTAGAACTCAACTTGTACTTGTCTACTACACCCTTAAAACCTTCGACTGTGTTAAATAGTTCGTTGGCTGTCTTAGGTACAGTTAGCCCTTCGTTAAGATAGCCATATTCTGTGTAGAATGGAGATGTAATCTTCTGACCATTTTTAAGAGTATATTCTTTGCTGTTTAGAAAGATTTCTGTAGCATTGTCATAATCAAGACCATCTCTAAGAAGTCCATTAAGAAATGCTGTGGATGATTCAACGATAGTTGATGAAAATCCCATTCCTTTAAGTGCTGCTTTAAGAACATCAATGTTGGTCGTTGGAGTATCAGTTGTGCTAGTACTAGTGCTAGTTTTAGTTCCAGTTACTTCGCTGGTACCATCGCTGTAAGTAACAGTAAAGGTGCCATCACCATTACTAACTCTAGAGACTATTGTTTTTCCGCCGTTGCCTCCAGCGCCTGGGTCGCCAAAAGATTGCGCTACTATATACTTGTACTTACGCCAAACACCACCATAATTAGCCCAATACATTCCCTCGCCTGGGTCTTCGGTTGGTTTTGGATTATCTGGATTTAATCCAGCCTGTGTTTTTTCACGTTCTAATCTAATACGTTCAAGGCGTTGTGCTGCTGTTTCTGTGCTTGCAGCAGATTTTCCAATGTCTCTACCTAATGCAACTTCGACAGGTGATTGAAGTTTTGTTGATGTTTCTGTTGTAGTAGCCTTAACAGGTGTTGTTACAGAAATACCAAGTAACTTATTTTCAGCAGCCGTTAAGGTCTGACCAGATTGTAACTTTCGTAATGCTGATGATGCATCGGCCATTATCCGCGTCCTAACTTGCTTCTTAGATTCTGGGTTAAGTCAACAGCCTCATTTACAGCCTTTGCTGTCTTACCATAGTCAGGGTGGTTCATAACCATCTGATTTAATTCAAGCGCGTTAGGCATACGGTATACACCTTTATCATCTTTGAAGTTAAGAGCCTGCAGTACGAATGGGTCATTTTCTGAAAATTGCTTTTCAAGTGCTGTGCTGAATACTTCAATAAGTGGCTTGACATACTTATCGGCATCTTCTCCAGCATTTACATACTCAGCAATACTCATATACTTATTAGCAGTTTGCTTGCGAATTGTATTCTGATACTGAGTAATATACTCTGTAGCAACCTTCTCATCTGTACTAGAAAGAACATTGTTAATCAAAGGAGACAAAGTAGCAAGGTCTGGAACCTTAGTATAGTTAGCCTTATGGAAGGATGCAATAGTGTCATAAAGAGACTTAGCAGAACCTCCTAGGTCATCAACACTCCAAGTAGTATTAGGGTTGTTGGCTACTAGGAAATCCGCAAGAAATTGCTTCTGCTCTTCTGGTGTAAAGCCTTCTGCAGCGGATGTTGTTGTTCCAGTAACTACACTTGTATAACGCTTTTGACCTGACTGGTCTACAGCAATTTTAGAGTAGACAGGGTTGCCAAACTTATCAACCTTTTGCTTCTTAGTCTTAGGGTCAATAACTGGTTTACTCTTCTTATCATAGATAGGAGCAAACTCGGTTACAGTCTTGGTAGTTGTTGGCTTGTCTTGTTCTTGAACTTGCTTATTCCAAGCATCCTGAAACTTTTTATCTAACTCAGCAGATGGGTTTTTACCCCATGCTGTAAAGTATGCATCATTGTAATACTGACGAGCATCGCCTAGGTCCTTGAACTGTAATGCTGTCTGGATTTGCTTTGCATAACGAGTTGTAGTATCTGGTTGTTTAACAGCCTTGGCGCCAGCAAGGCTCTTATTATAGGTCTCAAGGAATGTAAACGGGTCAGTGTTAGTACCGACAGAGGCAGCAACTACCTTATCCAAAGCGCTAGCAAAACCTAGTGAATTCTTAGTTAGTCCAGTCTTAACTAATAGGCTTGAAATGTAATCAAACTGATTCTTGAAACCTGCAGGTCCAGCAGTTGCATTTAGAGCACGGTTAAGATTCTGATAAGCCTGAGCCTTTGCTAATGGTTCTGTTGCAAATGCAAACTTATAGAATAGATTCTCCTGGTCAGTCCAGATGTTAGGAGCATTAAGATTACCAGTACCTGGAACGTTTGACATCTGAGCAAATGCAGTTGGTTTACTTGTAAAACCGCCCTGTGATGGAGCATAAGGTACTTTAACATCAGCCATTACTTATTCTCCTTTAATATTCCAGCAAATACTCCGTAGTACATACGGATAAAGTCAGGATTTTCTGTCATTAATCTTTCTCCTAATGCAACAAGTTCATCGCGCATTAATGTTGGAAGTCCACCCTTAGATGAAAGTTCCGCATAATTGGTAACCTTTATCTCATTAAGTGAATCTTTGAACCTCTTGAACACTGGGTAGAATTCAGATATCTGCTTGTAGACTGGTGATGATTGCATTGCAGGGTCCTGTAAAGCCTTCTCAAGGACTGCAATACGAGCATCTGAAATGTTAGTAACAAGAGTATCTACTGGACGAGCACCACCAAATTGCTTGTCTAGCATAGCAATCTGTTCTGCATACCATTCACCTGTGTAGTAGCCAGCAATCTGCTTCTCAGCAATCTGGCTCTTGAGCATTGCATAAACCATGCCTTCTGATTCTTGCATAATCTCAGCGGTAGATAGTTTACGACGAGCACCAGTCTTAACCTGCCAGTTGTAGTACTTCTGTGAGTACTCTCCACCTGGGAAGAAGTATGGAATTACATCCTCGTTAGGACGAGCATACTTATCGTTGGCACCTGGATTATTATTTAAGAATGTCCAAGCATCTTCCATACCTGATGAACCAGGTGTAGTTCCACTTACTGCAACAAGAAGGTTACGAGCACCAAACTGTGCAGCAAACTCTGAGATTGCCTTACCTTGGTCTCCAGGATATCTATCCTTTAGAGTCTTTAGTTGATTGTAAAGCATAGTCATTGTCATGAAGTTTTGCTTGTTCTCAGGGTTCTTAATGCTAACTAGAACTTCTTCTATAGGAACTGATGGGCTAATAGACTGTAGCAAGCCACCGAATATGCCACCCCAGCGTGCAATACGAGTTGCATCGTTGAATAATCTTATGCGCTCTTGGTCATTACCAAGTGGATTGTCTCCATACTCACCAGTTGATGCTAGGTATGAAGCCCAGTCTTTAACGCCACGCAATGTAGTTGCATCGCTTCCCAGGATTGCATTAGAAGTTTTCTTTAGCCATGCTGGGAATACAATGTCTGTTGCTGTCTTAGGCTCACCAAAAGGAGTCAAGATATCACGAACAACATCATCTACTGGACCAAAAGCATTATCTCTTCCAGTAACTTGGTATGCTGCAACTAGTGCAGGTCCAATACCAGGGATAACTGGGTTAAGAGAACCAAATGCAAGGTTAAGTGATTCTACAGGTGTTGTAATCTGTAGAGCATCCTTTGCATTAATATTTTGCGCAGCCAAAGCACCTAGTACGCTACCAACAAGTGGCATCTTAAAGCGTAGTTGTTGTGTCTGCTCATCCTTGTAAAGGAAACCTTGGTTATCATCATATGTCATACCTGACACGTCATAGATAACATTTGAGCCTTCTTTAGTAGCAGCATCAAATGCTTTACCAAACTTATAGATAGGCACTGGATTAGAAACAGTTAGTTGACTCCACTTGCCAAGCGTATTGTAATGTGCCTGGGCAAACGGTGCTACCAAACGATAGGCATTAGCCCATTGCTTCTGCTTTGCAGCATCATAGAACAAGTCCTTGACATACTTAGAAGCCTGGTCTGCAGCAATACCATCAAGTGTTTTAATTGAGGTACCACCAACATGCACATAATCTGTTTTCTTAAGACGGTCTTTAAGAGTCTTGTTAATAACACGAAGTGCTGGTGGAGTACGACCAATAATCTTCTTTCCACCACGAGGAGCAAATGCCTTGTTTGCATTATTGCGTAGAGTAATTAAATCTTTTGTATCTAGCATATCTGCATAGCCAGCAATGTAATCCCAATATGCAGCATCAAACTCTGGACCAAAGTTCATCTTACTTTCAGCACGTGCTGCTAGATTAAAGAACCAGTCTACAAACTTTTGACCTTGCTTTGTGACACCTTGAACGCTTGTTTTTTCAACCATGTTAGTTGCGACAGAACCAGTTAGTTCTTCACGCTTAAATAGATTCTCAACGCGTGCAAGGTATTCTTTTTCAGCAGCAAGAACTTGCTCAGTGGTTAGTCCTTGTTGGCGGTAAGGAGTCTTAAGTTTGACAACCTTGCCATTCTCTGTGGTGATTAGTACTTCACCATCGCGAATAAGACTCAAGACTGTGTTTCTTTTAGCACCTTGACCTGCAAGAAGGTTGAGTTGACCTGCATAACTGCTAGGTTGTCCTTCATCAAATAACCAGATAAGAATATTTTCTTTATTAAGGTTATCCTTTACAAGACCAGGACCAGTTTCTAGGCCGGGGTTCCTAAGAAGAATCTCGCGCATACCTTCATTGTTATCATAGATTGCTGCTGCGAACTCTCTTAACTTATTTCCTGGCTCGTCAAATGTAGCAATAAGATTATCAACGTAATCAATCTGTGCTTGAGGGTTACCCATTTCAAGAATTCTAATTACATCTGGCATGAACTTATCTGATGAGAAGTTGTTCATAGTCCAACCAAGTGCCTTTAGGAAATCAGGATGTTCTACTCCAACAGTTTGATAAGCCTTGAATATGCTAGCCTGACGTCCAGGAGCACCATAGTCACCAACAGATGTACCACGCATTAGCCCACGACGAGCAATAATTGATTCTGATAGTTCTACTTCTGCATCTACTGTCTTAAAGTAGTCACCCATTGCATTGACGTTATACTTAGAACCCTTGGCAAGCATCTTCTGCAACTTGTTACCCTCTGCATCTGACATTACCATTGTAATAAATCCAAGAGGATTATTAAATAGGCTGTTATGACCAGAGAAGAATTGACGCATCTGCATTTCTGCAATGTTACGGAAGATGTAAGATGCACGACCAACTAACTGTGCTGTACGCCACAAGTCGTTAGTCTCTTCTAGTAAAATCTTTAGAGACTTACCCTTACCATACAAAGGAACGTTAGTCTTGTAACCAACTACCGCTTCGTTAATCTTACGGCTATCTGGAAGGTTGATAACATCATGTACCAACTGACCTTCAAGGATTCCACCAGGCAGTCTAATATCACCATTAGGTGTCTTGATAACTGCGCCACCGTTATTGTTGATAGCGTTTTCTAGGGAGTAAGACTTGATAAATGCTTCTTCGTTTCCAGCAATTCTGGTTACATTCTTAAGTTCTGCAATATCAGCATCTGTAAGATTGAGAGTACGACCTACTTCATCCATCAACTTACCAATGCCACTAGAAACGGCTTTAGCACGTTCTGCGTTTGTAGCAGCCTTAAAGATATTAAGTTGGGTATCAGCAATAATCTTTTCCTGTGCACCCTTACCAACAATACGCTTGATACCTAGAGAACTCATCCAGTCCTCAACACCATTGTTGAGTGCTGTCAAATCATTTAGATTAAGTGCTGTAGAACGGATATAGAATCGTCCAAATGCCTTGTTGATATTCTCTGCATAGCGGATAGCGTCAAGATTAACACCAGGAACCATACGAGCAACAGGATTGGTAGCAACCTTTATACCAGCAGTTAATGCCTGCTTGATTGCTACAGGGTCTCCACCAGGTACAAATTGGTTTAAGAATACCTTAAATACCTCATCAGAGTTAGTTGCAGCAGCAAGTTCTGTAACCATATTGTCATCTAACTTGCGACCAAATAGACGACGAAGACGTACAGGATTGGTTTCTTTTGCAATCAAATCAGCAATAGGCTGGAATTGACGTCCAAGAATAAACTTAAGTGCCTTTTCAGCATTAGGTGTATCTAGAACTTCACCCATGAAGTTATCTGTTACACCAATTTGAGCCATAATTGACTCTTTGAATACATTGTTTTCTGTAATCTCAAGTTCAAGTTTAAGAAGGTTCTTGATACCAGCATTTGCTGGGTCTTGGATAAGTTCCTTGAGGATATCTGGGTCTCCATGTGCCTTTTCGCGCAGCATGTTAAACCAATTTTCTTTATCCTTTAAGTCCAATGTTTTATTAGATAGAGTATTGATTTCGTTTTCTAAACGAGCAATCTCATCTTTTGAATTCTTAACTGAATCAAGAAGTTTAAGAACATTAGGACCAAGATTAGTTGGGTCTAAAATCTCTGCAGCAGCATTACCAAACTCTGCGTTCTTAGCAGCAAGACGCTTAGTATTAGTTACTACAACGCCACCAGTTTCACCATAGATAGAACGAATATTTGTAAAGCCGTCTACTTTCCAAACTTCTCGTATTAAACTAGAAATTTGGTCCATAACTTTAGGATTTTTATACTCAATAACATCTGCAATAAGTTTGCCCATAGGTGTTGCTGCTACTAATTCATCACCCATTGAGAACAATGAACCAATAAAGCCTTCAAGGTTAGACATATCTTCGCGTATTCTTCCAGATAACTGTGTAAGAATACGGAATTCAACTTCATCTTTTTTGGTTCTTGCAACTTTATCTAGAGCATCTGCAAATTTAGTGCGGTTTGCACTTTCTGCAATGCGTGCTTTTTCACTAGCATTGACAAATGTATCTGCCATATCAAGGAGTTTAAGTTCACCTTGACCCTTTAATGTGACAGCAAACTCATCTGCAGCGTGAACACCAATTGAAATTGCGTTTGCACGTGGAACTTCGTCCATAATGAGGAAACCATCAAAGAATCCACCAGTGTTTTTCATGTCAGCACTGAGAAGTCCAATAGCCTTGGTCAATTCACCAGTCTGAACTGTAGGATTTTCTACAATCCACTTAGCAAGAGCGGTAGGAGACAGTACAGCATCGGCTGCTTTGTCTACACCTTCCCAAGCATAGATATCTTTAGAGGTATTCAGAAGTTTCTTAAATGTATTAACTTGAACATTTGTAATTTCTGTTTCTCTTGCAATGATTTCTTGCTCTGCTTTTTTGTACTTAGAAGCATAACGCTTGTAAGGACTAGAGATTTTCTTTGATTGAGCATCTCTTAAAATCTGATTAGTATTTTCTAGGTTATCAATGGCTTCTTTAGCCATGTTATCAAAGCCAGCCTTGTTGACTTGTGACAATTCTTTAGTAAGATTAGTTACTGTCTTGCCTTGGCTTATAATCTTACCTACAGCACCAGGTCCAAACCAAGTTGATGGGTCTGCAGCCACGTTAAGAACAGCATCTACGATTCCAGATGATACGCGATAAGCATTACCATTTGGATTCATTCCTATGCCGTTAAAAATACTACGACCAATAGTAAATGACTTACCATTAATCTGACCGTACTTACCCATGGCAGCAGCCTGTGCTTTGCCAACCTTAGTTTCAGGTGTTACAAAGAAACCAGAACCAGTACCAGTATTAAGATTACGTGCAATTTGTCCAAGTTGAGTAGACTCACCAAGAGGACCTGCGGCAAGGTCTGAGATAAATTGCTCTCCAGCACCTTCTTCGCCTCGTGACATAGCAACAAGGTTACGAATATTAACAGTAGTTGCATCGTAAGGAGAGCGAAGTGCAGCAAATAGTAAACGTGTAGTACCCTTAAATGGGTCGTAGATTGTTTCTTTGAAAACATTCTGCACTGAACCTAAAATTCCACGGTCAGGAGTAACTTTTTTCTTAAGTTTATCTACATTAAAAGCATCTGCTTTGAGCGCAGCAATTCCGTCTACTGTTGTAATTTTATCCAGCCCAGGAGTATTTGCATCTAATCCTTGGCGTACCATAGACATAACAAGGTCCTTGCTCATACCAGGATACTTGTTAGTAATAGAATTAAAATTTGCATAGGTCTGAGGAGTTAATGACCCCATCTGAACTTGCATAAGACGCTGTGCTGGTGTTAAAATTTCTGGCATTACATCGATTCCATCTCGTTGTACGCCTCAACCATCATCATAAGTTGACGTGACTCTGGGTTTGCAGCAGCCATAGCGCGAACGAAGATAGAATCAGGATTTGGTGCATTAACAGGAAATGGTTGTGCTTCTACGCCGCGTCCAGGACCAAATTCTGCGCCATCTGAAAGAGGAATGCCTTGACGACCTGAACCAGGCTCAAAGGCATTGACAGAAGGAATAGTAGATACGCGTGATGGTTCTGGCATGCTTGGGCTAGGTACATTAGTAGATGCACCGCCAGCAATTGATGTTAAGTCAGCACGCTGACCATATCCCCCACCAGATGCATTTTGCATCTTAGCATCGCGCTGTACGCGTGCTACACGCTCAGAGAGGTTTTTATCAGTACGAGAAGCATTTGCTCCCACACCTGAGACTTTTTCATTAATAGCCATTAGTCTTCGTCCTCTTCTAAGTGTTTTCTTACATCATCTAAAGTTGGTGCTGTTACCATCCACTCAGGATGGATTTCTTTCATACCTAGAACCCCTAGTGCAATTTCAACTGAAAATCCTGCTTTACGCAATGACTTGTAAAATTCATGTAACTCAATAGCGTACTGGTCTAGTTTTGAGTAGTCTTCGTCAACTACTTTTCTTTTCCTTGTAGCCATTTGAGTTCCTTATCCTAGTCCTGCTAACATTGTCGCTAAATCTGCTGGTGCTCCCTGTTGTTGAGGGGCTCCGCCAGAAGGTTGTCCAGGAGCCGCTGGGGACGGGGGCGCTTGCTCAACTGGGCCTTGTGTGCCTGGCGGAGCCATCTCTGTCTGTGGAGGCTGTTCAGGTGTTTCCACCTTAAACACTGCCAACGCAGCAGACTCTATACTCTCCCCTTTACGACGACGTTCAATAACGTCGGCAATATTTTGAATTAACTTAGTAGGGTCTTGACCCTGTGCAACCATTGCTGGAATCGCTTGTGCGCTTGCAGTAATTGATGCAGTAAGGTTTTCGCGCATCTTTTCAATCTCAATACGCTGTTCTTCCATAGTAACGTTAACGCTCCATGGCAACTCACGGCGGATAAAGTCTTTAGATACTAAATCAGCACCTAATGCTTGAAGAGAGAAAATCAGGGCACGTGAAGGGTCTAATCCAGCCATCAAGCCATATCGGACTTCTACAGAAGTATCGCCCTTAATGTCCTTGCTTGGCATGTACTTTAACTCGTACGGTGTTCCTTGCGCTACGCCTCTGACGCTCTTTTCTTTATTGAAAAGGACTTCATCCATTTCAAAACATAACTTGATTACATCTTCCAATACCTCAGCAAGAACTGTTTGACCAGCCTTAATCTGAGAATCGAAAGCACCAAGTAATGCCTGGACACCTTGGCCAGTGATAACACTAGCGTCGATGTTTCCAGTTCTACCCTCAGGATATCGAGCACCTAAACGCAATTCAGATTGGAGGGCTGATTGCTCCTGGAAAGTAGCCGCGGGAATGTCCAAACGAACACGCCCAACACCATTAGGTTGGTTAGTACGGATGATTGCATCTGGGCCCATAGGCATATCCAGAACATCATCAGGTACAACCAGTGGAGCCTGGATGGACTTTTCAGCCGCTTCCATGGCAAGGTTTGCAAAACGAGCACGAGCAAGTTGTACAAAAATTACATCATCAAATTGTCCGCGAGGCTTTCCATCAATAGATGGACGC